GAGAACTTGGACATACGGAACTTTGCAACGCTCGTTACGTTGAACACGGCCCGGTGGCACGCCAAGGTGAAGGACCACAAGGCTGCGAAGGATGCGGCTGATGCGAGTGGCGCTGATGCCGCCGCGTTTGAGGCACGTAAGAAGTTGCTGGTCGGAGCCGACGAGAAGCTGCGAGCAGTACACAAGGCGATTGACCTAGCACGTACCGAGCATTACCGCTTGACGTTGCCGTGGTCAACAGTCGGCGTAAACGATCAGGGCAAGCGATCAGGTGGGCGACTCATGCCCAACACGCTGTTCATGGAGTACACGACTGCTATGGCCCGCTGTAAGATGGACATGGACGCTAAGTTAACCGTCTTCGAGACTGCATACCCGATGCTAGTTTCGATTGCGGAACAGAACTTGGGTACTGCGTTCGATCCATCCGAGTATCCTAACCCGTCGAGTATCCGAGAACACTTCCGACTGTCATTCGACTTCAATCCTATCCCGGTAGGGTCGGACTTCAAGGGGCTACAGGATGCGCAGATACAGAAGTTGGGTACGGCATTGGAGAGCAAGACGCGAACCATGCTGGAAAACGCGATGCAGGATGCGTGGACGCAGTTGTACGAGAGTGTGCAACATGCTCACGCAAGGCTGAGCAATCCCGATGCGATGTTCCACAGTACTCTGGTCACGAAGCTGCAAGACCATGCGACGATGCTGAAGCATCTGAATGCAACCGGCGATGCAGGCATGGAAGAAGTGCGCAAGCTGGTCGAGGACAAGCTGACCAAGCACGATGCGAAGGACATTCGTGACGACGACGCGCTGCGTAAGCGTCTATCGGAAGACGCGGCTGCTATCGTGAAGCGCATGGAGGAAATTGCCGATGCCTGATCTGGAAGGACACGGCAGTGCTTGGCACAGGTGCTATGAAATCCGTGGGGCAGGCAAGGGTTGGATGCAGGAAGGTGTGTGTCCAATCCGGCTTCGCGGATACAGTGAGTTGATCATGAGTCGTATCATTCCGAAGGTACGTAAGAAGATCGACACGGCCCTGAAACGTGGATACAGATTGGACGCTAAGAAGGATCACGTAACGCTGTTGAACATGATCTGTAAACACAATCCGATTCAACCTGTCATGGTCGGCTACGTAGGTAAGTCGCGGTTCAACGTATGGGTACCTAACCTTGAGGATGCAAAAGATTTGCGGCAAGAGCTAGACGCTCAAACCGTAATGACCGAAGCATTCAAGGGTGCAAACATATGTGTGAACGCTGGTAAGTCAATCAGCGGCTACCACGAAGTCTACTTCCGCGCTCAAGAGTTTGCTGGCGGCAAGGGCAGTAAAAATCAACCACAGTTGAAGGCTCGATTCACTGAGATACGCTTTGCGATTGACGAGTGGATGGAGAAGGATGCAGCTGTTAGAGAGCAAGTGGCTAAGTGGGTCGCTCGCGACGACAGCGTAATCCGTATCCCCTTCGACACACATAAGGAAAAAGATAATGAAAGCTGAAGACCATCCGTTATATACGGAAGTGAAGACAGCAATGCTGTTACATGTTCCGTTCTTCGCGAGTCTGCTACTGGATATGATGGACGTGAAGATCGGAAAGTTCCCAGAAGTGTTCGGTAAGCGGACACCAACTGCTGCAACTGACGGCAAGATAGTTTGGTTCGACAAGGACTTCTTTGAGAAGCTCAAGTTGCCCGAGCGAGTGTTCGTCATGTGCCATGAGATCGGTCATGCAATGTGGTCACACATGTCCCGAGGCAAGAGTTACGCCGACGCGGGCTTTGAAGGCAAGCCGTTCAATCACGGAAGGTGGAACCGGGCTGGCGACTACGTGATTAACGATATGCTCGTTAACTGCAAGACCGGGAAGATGCCGAGCTTCGCACTGCACGATCCGAGTAAGTATCCTTCTTCCATGCTTGTGGACGATGTGTACCGAGACTTGGAGGATGATCCCGACGATGGCGATGGACCGGGGCAAGGCGAGGGTGGTTCAATGGACCACCACATATATAAGGGTAATGACACAAGCGAGGTCGAGTGGAAGCGAGCAGTACAAACCGCCGCCGATGCCGCGAAGTCGCAGGGTAGCCTGCCCGCTGAGCTTGAAAGGTTCGTGGAGCAACTACTGAACCCCAAAGTTCCTTGGGCCGAGAAGTTACGACACAGCCTTACCAAGATCGCGGGGCGGGATGCCACTACGTGGACCAAGCCTCACCGTCGCCGGTTAATCACGCAGGGCGTTATCATGCCTAGCTACACTGGCTTCGGCGCTGGTCACATTGTGTTCGTGGTTGACACTTCCGGCAGTATGTCTGACGACGAGATTGCACAGGGGCTTAGCGAATGCGACAAGATACTCATGGACTGCCGACCCGAAGCTGTGACGCTGATCGGATGTGACGCAAAGGTGGATGCCGTACATGAGTTGTATTCAGGTGACTCACTAGCCGATGGGGAGTTGCCGAAGCTGGGAGGTGGAGGTGGCACGTCATTCATTCCACCGTTCGATTACCTTGAAGAAGAAAACATACGTCCCGCGTGTCTGGTGTACTTCACAGACATGTATGGGTCGTTCCCAGATGATCCGGGCTTTCCTGTCATATGGTGTTCGACAAATGAGGATCAAGTAGCACCGTTCGGTGAAACTCTCTTTGTCGAGATGGATCAGTGAGTCGTGCCAAGAAGAACCTCGGGATGGGAGGCGATCCTTCACAACGCATGTTCACCACCGCGAAGGAACTGCTCTGGCGGCAACGTGTGATCCACAAGTTCCCTGTTGACAGGGACGAAGTGCTTATGTCGATAATGCCACCACAGATGCAGGACTTTGTAGTTACCGGCGATGCCACCGATGTTAAGACAGTGCAGTGGGAGAACCTTACACACTGTGTAAACTTAGGGTTCACCACGGTGATAGAGATTGACGGTGAAACGGGGAAGGCGTTCTGGTTCGGGTTCGACACCGGGCGTCCCTCGCCCGTTCACCCGGACAAGGCTTTCGCAATGTATGAATGCAACCCGTTCTACGCAAAGATAGTGGAGTGGTGGGAGCCAGCAATGGAGACTCACAAGAAGCTCATGCGGTACGAAGAAGCGCTGTTTGAGTTCTTCGCTAAGGCAGTGCATCCCGAGTTGGTCAGTAAGTATTGGCCCGATCTTCACAAGTTCGTTAACTTCCCACTGGCTGGCAGTCAGTTGCTATCCGACAAGGATCGCAGCAAGCGACGTGTCGTACCCATGCCAACCGACGAGGAAAGAAACGGGATCATCGAGACATTGGCGGGTAGTACGCTGCTGGAACAGTACAAGTGCAATGCTTGGGTGGACTATGAAACGGAGGACTGGTAATGGGATTTTCAAGAGACTTTAGGTCTAAATTCGCCGGTAAGATACAGGAGCGGTACAAATCGTACTGGCACGCGATGCACCCCCGAAACTTCGGAGTTAGGGACCTGTACAAAGTTGCGTACACCAAGAAGGAATGGAGCGCATTGCTGCTGCTGCGTGACCGGCGCAAGGACGTACTCAAAAGTGGATGGACGTGGGAGTACGAGATTGACTTGAGCAACATGGGTGATCGGCCCGACTACATTCCCGAAAACCCCGAGCTAACATTCAAGGTCAAAAGCGGCTGGCCTTCGATAAAGGTGAAGGAAAACGAACTGCCCGAGGACATACGTATGAGGATGCGCGACTGGATCATCATTGCGTACCAGTACGAGAACGACTCAAACGTACTCGGCAGTAAGCTACGAGACTTGGTGAAGATGAACTATGTCGCTCACGACCAGTACAGCAACCGCACAGTAGAAAGAGCGGACGTGAATACTCCCGGCACGTTGCATCGGATATGGCCGGAACTGCTTCCGTTCTTGGATAGCGAGTTCAAAGACACACTGCGCAATAAGAAAGTGAAGTCGCCGCTACCGAAAGGCTGGACAGAGGAAACGCTGGCTGACTTTCACTACGGCCCCGCAATGGAAAGGATTACGTATGCGCTCACTGTCATGTCGCTGATCCCGAGAGAGTACGATAAGAAGTACCCGAGTCTTTCGTCATAGTTACACAGTGTGTAAGTCGAGCAACGGAGACTCGCCTAGTTGCATGGCGGCAGTCTCACAGGCCCCCATCTTAATTGGTGGGGGCCTTTTTTTGTCTTGCTGAGTCATCGTTCGATGTGTTACTATCGCCCACTCAAGAGGTCATCTAGTCATGCCAATTAAATACAGGGTCGCGATGCTGTTCGGGCTTCAGTACGTGTTCGTGCGTTGCGCCCACAGTCTTACCTTCCAGATAAGACGAGCGTATCCCATACGTGGACGTTGGTACATACGTCACAAGGAAGGCAACGCCCCGCAAAACCTCCCCCCAACCAAGCACTGGCAATACCAGATGCTTACCGTTCACAACATGTTCACCAAGTTCACTGAGCCTACGTCGCAACCGACAGGGCTTGTCACCGATCATGATATATGGTTCCCGATCACGAAACTGGTCGAGGCTTACATGGTCATGCAAGCCGAGGGCGAGGCGTTATCATAGCCTCTACGTAACAGGCAAATTGTGGACATAATTACACTCGATTGGGAAACCTACTACGACGCTGAGTACAGCTTGTCACGCATGTCCACAGAGGAATACGTATGCGATCCACGTTTCGAGATAATTATGGCCGGAATAAAAGTAAATGGCCGGAAGGCGGCGTGGTATTCATGCAAGGATTTGGCCCAATACGCTATGGTCCTAGAAAAGTATCGAGTCCGTGGCAATGCGCTTCTCTGCCACAACACCTTGTTCGACGCCCTCATTCTTGCGATTCATTTCGGGATCATACCGCCGATGCTGCTCGATACTATGGGCATGGCACAGGCGATCATGAAGCCCTACCACCGCAGCGTTTCTCTGGCGAGTTGCCTGAAGAACACTGACCTTGGGGTGCAGAAGGGCACATATGTCGCGAACATGAAGGGGAGAAGGCTGGCCTCGTTATCATCGAGTGAGCTTGCCAAGTACGGCCAGTATTGCATGGATGACTGCGAGGGCGAGTACGCCCTGTTCCAGCATCTTGTAACACAACTGCCAAGAGAGGAACTGGAAGTCATCGACATGACGCTCCGCATGTATCTGCAGCCGCAGTTCCTCCTTGACCGGGAAACCTTGCAACACGTGCATACAGACACGGTGAACGCGAAGAAGGACCTCATCGCCAAGCTACCTCCGGATATTCTCCCCTCCCAGTTGTCAAGCAACCCACAGTTGGCACAGCTGTTGGAAAAGCTCGGGGTCGAAGTCCCGATGAAGATTTCCCCCACAACTGACAAGCCCACCTACGCCTTCGCCAAGAACGATATGGGCTGGAAGGAACTTGAAGACGAGTACATGGATGACCCCCTTATAGCGCCTATCTTAGCGGCGCGGCTCGGGGTCAAGTCCACTCTCGCCGAGACACGCTCCAAGAGGCTCATAGACATTGCCGACGCTTACGAGTGGTTCCGTATCCCTCTCCGCTACTACGCCGCCCACACAGGCCGGTACGGCGGTATGGAGAAGCTGAATGCCCAGAACTTCACCCGCGTCAACCCAAAGCTCGGCCACCGTCGCCAGCTGCGCTACGGCCTCAAGGCCCCACCGGGAAAGAGCGTGCTGGCTCCTGACCTCTCCCAGATCGAAGCCCGGCTGAATGCGTGGCTGAGCGGCTGTAACACGCTTCTGGAGATATTCAGGCGTGGCGGCGACCCATATTGCGAGTTCGCCAGCAAGGCGTTCAGGCGTCCAGTCACGAAGGCTGACGAGACTGAGCGATTCATTGGTAAGACCTGTATCCTCGGCCTCGGCTACGGCATGGGTGCGAAGAAGCTACGGGCGACATTACGTAAGGACGGCGTGAAGGTCAGCGAACAGCAGGCCGACAACTTCGTACAGACGTATAGAAGTGAGTACAGTGAAATCCGATCAATGTGGAACTTCTGTGGGCAGACTATGGAGATCATGTGCAACGGCGGCTATCGGCAGCTGGGTCCGTGCCGGGCGGAGCATCGGAAAATCATCCTGCCCAATGGTATGCCAATCGTGTACCACAACCTTAGGTGGATCGAGACGAAGAAATATCGCGGCTACGTTTACGACTTCGCCGGGCAGGGGCGCACACTCTGGGGCGGCAAGATGGTGGAGAACATTTGTCAGTCGCTCGCCCGAATCATCATCATGGGGAACATGCGACAGGTCAGAAAGCAACTCGGGCTACAACCCGCCTTGCAAGCGCACGACGAATTGGTGTACGTTGTAGACACAACGAATGTCGAGTACTACCGAGACGAGATTCTAAAAATTATGACGATACCTCCGGGCTTTGCCCCGGATTTACCTATGGGCGCAGAAGCAGAATTCGGCCCAACTTATGGAGACGCAAAATAATGTATAACGGATGGCCCAACGAAGACCAAATACGAATGAGCATCAACGACAGCGGCGTGAACGGTGCAGGATTGTCAGTTGACCTTGAACGCGACCCGCACAAAGTTCCCGGCAAGGTGCAGGCGCTACTCACAAGATTCGGATGGACGAACTCCGAAACAGACCCGAACACAAAGGAAATCCTGTTCCAGAAAAGACCACCGAACGATGCGCCCGACAACGTGAAGTCGTCGTGGGACGCCGACCTGCAAAACTGTCACTGGCGATGGTACGAAGCTATGGCTTACGAGTTCGGTAAGTTCATGAGCATAGACGATGACCGTGACTGGAATCAGTCGCAAGGATCGTCGGGTGTCGGCGCGAATACACCGGGATGAAGCGCAAGCCCACCGGCAAGTCGTGTCACAAGCTCGGCTACAAGTCGAAGTCCCAAGCAAGGGACGCGCTGAACGCGCAGAAAGACATAGGCGTGAAGCGCTTCTATAAGTGTCCTTACTGCAAGAACCTTTGGCACCTAACAAGTGAGTCAAGATGATCGACGTAATGCTAGACCTCGAAACTTTATCTGCGGAGCAGGACGCTATCGTGGCCGCTATCGGTGCGGTGAAGATGGACATGGACACGAAGGAAGTCCTGCCGCTCGATTCTTTCCATATGACGCTGCTTTGGGTTGACCAGCATCGGCGGGGCCGCACTTGTCACCCTGCTACGTTTCATTTTTGGATGAAGCAGGACCACGCCGCCCAAAGCACGATAATGTGGAAGCCGACAATGGAGAACAAGGACACCCTTCAGTGTTTCTCGGACTTCATGGTTGGAGTGGACGGCCTCTGGGGCAACAGTGCCGCGTTCGATTGCGGCATCCTAGAGTCGCTGTTCAAGTCGTATGAAATGCGAGTGCCGTTTAAGTACTGGCAGCATCGCTGTTTCAGGACGATGAAAAACCTTACGGACGTGCCCGAGCCGATGCGAGAGGGCGTGCATCACTACGCGCTTGACGACGCTATCCACCAAGCGAATTGGCTCATGGAGATAATGAAAAAATGAAACGAGCGTTTGCATGGTCCTTTTCGGTACTCGACATGTTTGAGGTTTGCCGGAAGAAGTACTACCACCTGAAAGTCATTAAGGACGTAAAGGACGCGGATAGTACTGCATCGCAGGACGGCAAGTTCGTCCATGTTGCCATGTTCAAGCGCGTGATTGATGGGGTACCGTTGCCTATTAAGTTAAGGCAGCACGAAAAGTTGGCGGCTCGTTTTGCCAACGCGAAAGGGGAGAAGCATGGTGAAATGCAACTCGCACTTAATAAGAAGTTTGAACCGCGAGATTGGTTCGCCAAGGACGTGTGGGTGCGTGCAATTCTGGACCTACTCATTGTCCGGGGTAAAACCGCCGTACTGGTAGATTGGAAGACAGGTAAGCGCAAAGAACGCTACGATCAACTCCGACTAGCAGCGGCGGTGCTATCTCGCTACATGCCCGAGATCGAAGAATTCACGCTTCTATTCGTGTGGCTGAAGGATGGCGAAGTCAGCGATCCGGTGACGATCACGAAAGCGGAAATGCGCGGCGTATGGATCGAGTTCCTGCCACGTGTAAAGGAAATGACCGAAGCGATCAAAACGACTACCTTCCCGGCCAGCCCATCCGGGCTATGCGGCTGGTGTCCCGTTACCGAGTGTCCACACTGGATAGACCGAGATTAGCGAGATTAGCGAGATTATGTAATGAGCGTTAAACGCCCATCTTTCAAAATAGCACCCCCCATGTTTTCGGATATGCGATTCTATATATGAACAAGGTTTCAGAGAAAGTAGTCAAGGATAGAGTCAAGCGACTGCTCAAGGAACACGATTGCTATTGGTTCATGCCGGTGCAGACAGGGTACGGTTCGGCAACGCTGGACTTCCTTGGCTGTCACCGGGGGAGATTCTTTGCCGTCGAGACAAAGGCTCCGCGAAGAACACTATCACCCCGGCAAGAACTAATAGCGGACATGATCAGGGACGCGAAAGGTGCGGTGTTTATTATCGGCGAAGAATACTACGAAGATTTACAGGAATTCTCTGGCATGGAGTTACTAGAAGCATGGCTTCTGCTAGAGCGCTAGTCAGTAGTAATCTGCGGGAGTTTTATATCCCGCATGACGAACAGATGCGTGCGCTCGTACCCGAGGCCCGTGATGTCGTAGTGGGTGGCGACCAACTCATGTCGGTACCACACACCACTGACGTAACCCGCCTCGCTCGCAACCTCGGCTACATCGTCCCGGCTCCGATAGCAAGCCAGTACAACTGGCCCACCACCCCACTGCCGTTCAGGACGCAGAAGATAACCGCTGCACTGCTGACGATGAACGCTCGTGCCTACGTGCTATCCGAAATGGGTACAGGTAAAACCCGAGCCGCACTGTTTGCCTGCGATCACATGTTCAACTGCAACGAGATCACCAAGGTGCTTGTCGTCGCACCGCTGTCCACCTTGTCACAGGTGTGGGACAGAGAGATATTTGAACACTTCAACCACCTGTCAGTGGGTGTCGTCCACGGCACGGCAGAACGCAGGCGTAAAATCCTCGCAGAAAAGCACCATATATATGTCATAAACCATGACGGCCCACAGGTAGTCATGAAAGAACTGCTTGCCATGAAGTTCGACGTGGTGATCGTTGACGAGATCGGCATGTTCCGAAACAAGAAGGCCGGGAAGTGGGTCAACCTGTACCGGATCGTCAACCCCGCCCCGTATGCATGGGGTATGACAGGCTCGCCGACTCCGACTGCCCCGACTGATGCGTGGGGGATCGCAAAGATGCTGACCCCGAGTCGTGCCCCGCCGTATATGAAAGCGTTCAAGCGACTGACCATGACGCAGCTATCGCAGTTCCGGTGGCTCCCCAAGCCGGACGCCAACGATCATGTCTACTCCATGCTTCAGCCAGCTGTTAGGTACAAGCGTGACGACTGCGTGGAGTTGCCACCAGTAAGCTACCAGACCATCAAGGTCCCGCAGTCCACGCAGATCGCCAACACCTATAAGAAGATGATGACGAAGCTGAAGCTCGCCTTCAAAGAGGGGACGATCACAGCTGTCAACGAAGGCGTGCTGTTCATGAAGCTGCTGCAAATTGCATCGGGCTGGGTCTACACACAGGATCGTGGAATCGTATCGCTCGACAACAGGAAGCGAGTGCAGGAGGTCGTGGACTTGTACGAGCAGTCGGCTGGCAAGGTGATTGTGTTTGTCGAGTTCACGCACGCCGCCGAGGAACTTCAGCGACGACTGCTGAAGAAGGGTGTCAACTGCGTGCTTGTCACAGGTGCCACATCGAAGAAGGCGCGGGACGAAATCTTCGGCTCGTTTCAGAACAGCAAAGAGAAGTCGATGATCGTGGCGCACCCGAAGTGCATGGCACACGGCCTGACTCTGACTGCCGCGAACACTATTATATGGTTCACGCCTACCGTCTCTCTGGAAACTTACGAGCAGGCTTGCGCCCGCATCACACGGCCCGGCCAGACTAGGAAATCCCTTATAATTCATTTGACTGGCTCTCCCATTGAGAGTAAGATTTACGCCCGTCTGAGAAACAAAGCCCAATTACAAGGCGCTCTCTTGGACATGTTTAACGACGACCAATAAGGCGACCATGAAGAAGCTAAACAGCTATATGAATCCGTTCCAGAAATGGAAGGCGCGATGGAAGCTACGCCGTATCATCGTAGCACTTGAAAAACAAACAGACTTCAACGAACGTGTCACTGCCTTCGTAAAGACGATGGAAGCAACCGAGATCATGTCTCGGGGCAGTAAGAAAGACGCTGAAGTTCTCCTTAAAATTGAACGCGCTGAACTTGATGCGTTCATCCGATACATGTGCAGTCTGCACGACAGTAAACTCTCCCGCATCCTACTCGCACGTGTCGGTCTAGCGTGCTTGGTCATGCGCGACGAAGACGCACTTAAAGCCCCCCCTTCGACGGTGCTTAAAGCAGAAATGCAACGGGCGGGTACGAACAAACACATAATCACACAGAACGTAAGTGATCAACTGGAACTAAAACTATGAGCAATCCACAAGAGAGGATCGACAGTTTCGTAAAGCTGCGTGACTACAAGAAGGCCGCTGACGCTGAATTCAAGAAGTCTATGGAGCGCGTCAATCAGGCCATGACAAAACTCGAAGGCCAGCTGGCAAAGGACCTAGAGGAATCGGGGGGCACTTCACTCTCCGGTGCCAGTGGGGTTGTGTACTTCACAACTAAGTCAACTGCCTCGGTCAAGGACCGGGACGAGTTCCTGAAGTTTGTATTCCAAACGAAGAACCTAGAATTATTGGACGTGCGAGCGAACAAAAAGATCGTGCGTGAACTTGGAGTCGAAGGCACAGCCGTGCCGGGCGTATCATACACCGAGATCAGACAGATCGGTGTCCGTAGAGGAAAAGAGTCATGACTGGTACCGAAGTAGCACAACCAATCGCGGGACTTCCCGCTCACCTACAAGGCCAAGTAACCAAAGAAGACTTTGACGAGTTTGCCGGTGGCGTCACGAGTGCCTTTCCGATTATCTCGTACCGAGGTCGCACGTGGCGTGTCCGTAAAGGTGGCGAGGAACAGGTCTACCTGAACGACGAACAAGAAGCGGTGCAGTCCATCGAGATTGTATTCCTTCGGTCGAACGCGCAGCCATCGAAAGTTTATTACGAAGCAAAGTATGCGGAGGGCGACTCAGGCCCCCCAAGTTGCTGGTCTGCTAACGGAATCAAACCCGACGCAGGCGTGATCGAACCCGTCAACCCGGTATGTGCAACGTGCCCCATGAATGTATGGGGATCGAAGACAACCGAAGCTGGTAAGCCAGCGCGAGCCTGCTCCGATGTTCGTCGCTCCGCAGTTGCATTCGGGCACCAGCTGGCAGAGATAGCAGCCGGGGAACTTGCCCTTGAAGATGCTGACACGCTGCTCTTGCGTATCCCACCAGCGACACTGAACCCACTGAAAGATTACGTCGAGAAGACGCTGAAGCCGAAGGGCATTACACCTTGGATGCTGATTACCAAGGTCGGGTTCGACACCGAAGTTGCCTACCCGAAGCTGACGTTTAAGGGGCTACGGTTCCTGAACGCAGACGAGTATGCAGCGGCGGCGGCGATGCGTGGCGGTGAAGATGCACGACGCATCCTCGACGCAGCAAGCGAGAACATAACTAACGACGCGGAGGGAATTACCACTGGCGGCGGTGAAGTATCAGGTGCTAATGCGCAAGCCCCTGCAGAAGCCAAGGCCAAGGCTCCCTCCGCGTCTCCTGCATTGCAGCCAGTTGAGGAAGAAGAACTCAACTTCTCTGAAGAAACAGAAGAAATCGCACCCGCCCCGCCTCGGGCTGCAGCCGTGGAAGCGGAGGCCGAACAGACCCCCGAAGTCGCTGCTGATGAAATCGCGCCCGCCCCGGAACCAGTTAAGAAGAAAGCTGGTACGACAAAGAAAGCGGCTGCGAAAAAGAAAGTTGCATCCAAACCTAAACCCGTCGAAGAACCCGCTGCCGCACCCCCAACTGCAGCTGGTACTGGCGGGGAAGATTGGGATGCGATGCTCGACTCTATCCTCGGAGACGAGTCGTAGCACCCGGTATCGGGGGGGTTACTCTTGGCCCCCTCGATGCCACCTAGGGCGATGCGGTGAACCTCTCCGAATTTTTAGCGGCGGTAGTGCCTGACGGCAAGATTGTTATTGGGTGGAAGGACGATAAATTCCACAACACAATCATCCCAGACCAACAGGCTGCGCTGCAGTACATAAGAACAAACGCTCAACACCCAATCGACCTTTACTATGCGCTTGCCAGCTTCAAACAGGGCTGGCACAAGAACGGCAAGGGCAAGAATGTCCTGCGCGTTCGCGACAACGTAGACCAGTTGAAAGCCCTATGGTTTGACATTGACTTCAAAGGTGGCCTGTCAGACCCCAGACAAGTAATCGCCGCTCTGTCTGAGTTTTCAAAAAGTACGGGGGTGCCACCGCCGTCAATCCTCGTACACTCTGGTAACGGACTCCACGTATACTGGCCCTTCACTACGGCAGTGCCGTATGAACGCTGGCAACGTATGTCCGAAAGCCTAAAGGACCTCGCCAATGCCCACAATCTCCCCGCCGATCTTGTCTGCACCGCCGACGCTTGCCGGGTCTTACGTCCTCCCGGCACGCGCAACTGGAAAGACAGCGACAACCCCAAGCCAGTGGTATTCATCTATGACAAGGGACCCCTCCACGATCCTGCCGCGCTTGAGGTCGCCTTGGAGTCCGCTGTACCTACCGAAGCAGACGGCCTCGGCGTTCTGCCCGAGCATCTGGTCGGAGCAAATACAGAAGGCGTTTCTCAAGAGTTTGGCGGTTCAGGGCATGGCAGTTACACGCCTGTCGAGTCACTGTTCTCAAACATCACAGAAAGATGCGGTGTCGCTAAGCATTGGCTTGATACCTCTGGACAAGATTGTAGTGAACCCGAATGGGTTGCAGCACTCCAGCTTCTTAAACACTGCATTGATGGCGAACTCCATGTTCACGAACTCTCCAAGGGCCACATCGACTACCGACCTGAAGACACGAATGAGAAGTATCAACAGCGGCTCGAAAATGATGCAGGCCCCACGTTGTGTCGGACGCTCGGGGGGTATCGTCCGGACATCTGCGCTGCTTGCCCTCACAACGGCAAGATCAAAACGCCGCTCGTACTCGGCGTCGAGGTAACGCTCACTACTCCTGCGGGTGTTACACTGTCCACGTGGCGAGCCATCAAGGGTGGCAACGGGATGGAGCGGAAGATGCTCAACCCCGACACGAACCAGTACGAATGGATCAAGGTGCTGCGTCGCAAATACGATGCCGTGGCGACCTCCCGCTCAGTCATAACCAAACACTACGAACTCAACTTCAGAGTCATGTACGAAGGAGCGGAAGACATAGAGATAGCCCTGCCGACAGGGCATCTAGGCAACGATCACAAACTCAAGGAAACGATGGCGAACTTCGGCGCTCCCCTGTTGACGCACGAACTTCAACCATTCAAAACACTTATGACTACATGGCTGGAACAACTTCAAGGCGCACGCGCCGTGTCCGCAGTGACGGAACAACTCGGGTGGGTGCGAGACGAGAACAAAGAGATCGAGGGGTTCTCTGCTGGCACCACCACATATCTGGGTGATGGCACCCAGAAAGAAGGTGTGCGGATCAGGCATGAGTTCGCTGCGATAGGTCGCATGTACGAACCGAGCGGCGAAGTAGATAAGTGGAAGGTGGTCGCCTCTTTCCTGACTGACCAGAACAACCCGGCGTTCACGACCATCATCGCCAGTGCATTCGCTGCACCGCTCATCACCTTCACCGGAATACCGGGGGGCATACTATCTATAGTATCCCCGGAGTCGGGCGTCGGTAAGTCCAGCGCCATGAAATGTGCGCAGGCAGTCTGGGGATCACCAACCCACGGCATGAATTCAGTGGACGACACGAAGCTCTCTGTGGCCCGCAAGCTCGGGTTCCTGAACAACCTCCCTGCCTATTGGGATGAACTACGGGGCAAGGAGACGATGGAAGGGTTCACGACGCTTGCGTTTCAGGTGGCCCAAGGCAAGGAGAAGACACGGCTCGACAGCACAGCAACCATGCGTGAAGTCAACACGTGGGAGACAATGCTGATCGCAGCGTCGAACGAATCAATCTTCGACTACATGGGTCAAGTCTCGCAGGGGTCTGACGCAGGCGTTGCGAGGACGTTCGAGATTACCGTCGAACCCTTCGACACCGACAAGAGCAGGGCTGAGATTGCCATGCTGTTCGAGACGTTGAACCAGAACTTCGGTGGCGCTGGACAGCTGTACGCTAAATACATCGCCACGAACCACGAACAAATTCGCGAAGACATTTCAAGTACGTTCACAAAGATTGGCGAGCATGGAAAGATGAAGCCGCAGGAACGTATCTGGTTCGCAGTGATCGCGACGTTGATCGTCGGCGCTAAGCTGGCTAACGTAACAGGCTTGACACAGATAGACGTGAAGCTGCTGGCGAACTATCTCCTGAGAAACGTGTCCACTCTCCGCCTTCGGTCGCACTCCTCTATGGTAGGCAGCACACCATCTGAATTGATCGCTGCCTATATGCAACAGCATCAGGATAAGGGGCTGATCGTTGAGAAGCTGCATCCGGGGCAAGGCGGGCGAGACTACGAACCCCAGATCATCAGCCCACCAAGGGCCGACAGGATCGTGTACCAACTCGCCAAAAACGAGCGCGTAGTCCGGGTTAGTAAAGGCGACTTCACCACGTGGTTGAGAAAGTCAAGGGAGATTAACTGGTCAACCGTAGAGAAACAATTCAGGCAGGACTTGAAGGCCACCAACACCAAGACCATGCTCGGCATTGGAACCAAGTGGCAAATGCCACGGCAGTTCTGTCTGGACTTACATATAGATTTTGACATAGGACTACCCAATGAATGAGGTAATTGAATGGCTTTCTCAGCAGAGTGAACTAATAGCCGGGGTCTCGTATTTCGTGTTCGTGTTCTTCAAAGCACTGCAGCAGCGCAACGTCGCATTCATGCATTACAAATATGTCATGCCTGTCTCGTACTGTATGTCTACGACAGAGTTACTTGTGATCTCGGTCGTCGCACTGAAAGCAGTTAGTGCTGAGACGCCCCTTGACATGCTCCCGATGGTGCTAACCGTTGGCACTGGTGGTGGCCTCGGTGCCATCACTGCAATGTACTTACATAACAGGTACATCAAATGAAAGCCGAGACTAAAGCCAGCAACCCGAAGGACATCATCGGATCGAAGAAGCTCCCCCTACACCTGTTGTCAGGTATCGCAAAGATTCAGTGGTGCTTGGCGCAGCTGGAAGGGGCACTAAAATACGGCACGTGGAACTGGCGCATTGCAGGGGTCCGAGCCAGCATTTATCTCGATGCGCTGGAGCGCCACGTCGAAAAGTACAAAAACGGCGAAGCGAGAGACCCTGTGACGCGAGTTCACCACCTTGGCAATGTCATGGCATGTGCTGCAATCATCATGGATGCGGAGGCTGTCGGCAAACTTATAGATGATCGGCCACCTATGGCCCCGGCCAAAGACCAGATAGATGAGGCTCAAGAGACTGTGCTACACTTACAACAGCTGTACGAAGACGAAGACCCGTACCACTACACCATCGAGGACTCCGAATGGGAACCCGAGAACAATCCGACGAGTACTACCGAAAATACCACGGAACCCCCAAAGCAAAGAAGCAGCGGGCGGCTAGAAATAGAGCAAGGCGCGACGCTGAGAAGGCGGGAACCGTAAGCAAGGGTGACGGCAAGGAAGTCGATCACAAGGTAGCGCTCAGTAACAACGGCAGCAATGCCAAGTCCAACCGCCGTGTCATTTCCCGCAAGGCCAACCGATCCTACCGCCGAGACGCGAAGAACCGACCTATCTAACCCTGCCGCAACGACGCCCAATCGTAGTTGCCGTCGCCACCAAACACAACGTCAGCGAACCCATGCTCGACAGTCTCCTCGGCAGTGAGGTAGACCTCCTCCTTCTTATCCATCTGGTAGCGCAACTTCTTCCTGATCTGCGCTCGCGTCATGCCTCGGAACGCAGGGGCGTCCTCGCAAGACTCTAAATAAATATCCATCATAAGTTTCGAGCTAGCCTTCAACTGTTCCGCCTCTGTCCAGAACTGTGTGACGGTGCCAGACTGCGAGATAGTACCATCGTGGTACATGAACACAGAGTAGGGCATCATCGCTCGGTAGTCTGCTGCCTGCAGGATAATCGAAGACATGCTACGTGCCCACGTGTAGTTAAGAATCGCTACGTAGTTCGGGCAAGACTTGATGGCTTGGTAGATCGCTATGCCTTCTACCCACTCACCACCACAAGTTTTCATGTGGATCAGGATTGGGTCGGCGCTGATCGCCTGTAGGATGCGGAGGTTCTTAATGAATCGGTTCGCCATCCGGTAATCAACACCCGGCTCCGCTTCCGATTCATCTGCGTAGGTTTCCTCTCTACCAAAGAGAAAGATGTCGCGCTTGTCGATGTCTACATCGAAGTCGTGAGCGTAATCAACCGCCGGGTATTCTCGGCGATAACCTGATCGGCCATCGCGCTTGTGGCTCATTCAAAGCACCATTCACCGTCGATGATTGGAAGCAGTGAGCGTTTACCATTCGCATACAGGACCGCATGGCATTGCAGCCATGACGAGGGACCCGAATTGTATTCGAGTGTCAGTGGTGTGCTGGTGCCGGTCTGCGTACAGCCTTCTTCGATGCCCGGCGAGTGCGAGTGACCAATGATTGACTTCACGCCGATACGCCGCAAGTTCTGCCGCGACCCACGTGCGCCGTTCGGTCCCTGATCACCGTGCATTGATAGCTCGATACCGGCGAGGTTGAACGACTCGTCACGCCCGAGGCATTGGATAGGTGCGCCGCCCTTCAGCTTGTTGACCCAATACACGAACGGGTCAACGTAAGCGGTGCCACTAAGTGTCATGCGGGTCGAGTCAACCATCTGCGCCGCTGTCTCCAGATAGAAGGCTGCGTTGTCGGGGTCGCGCCGCCAGTCGGTGTCCAGTATCCAGCGTGCGAAGAAGTCGTCATGGTTACTAGCAACGACGACGCCCTTACGGGTACCGACACGCTTCCTCAACCACTCGATGTCCTCGATCACTTCCTTCTCGACAAGGTGCATGTTCTTACTGCGCTTGGCAATCTCGTTGAATGGGTTGCCACGGTGATGCGGGTTCCTTGCATATCCGTCATGGAGGTCGTGAAATACAAGGTACTCAGGGTCGAGTATATCGACCATGCCGCCATTATTAAATGTGCAGGCTTCAACTGCAGGGTCGATGAACTTCCGATGCGTGTCGCCAAACACAATCGCAAGAGCAGGCGGCGCTTCGTACACCGCCTCGGGTGTGTACTCGTACTGTAGGTCGATAAAGGCACCGTCGTTAGTTGCGTTGATCTGTCGCATGAAGAACTTGCCACCTGCAATATCAACAGCGCAAGCGCCGAGGGTGTGATGGAACTCACCTAGCTTACCGGCCTTGCTGTCAGTGTAGTTCTTTACTGTCACTGCGCCGGTCGTCGTGAGAATTTTGGGTAGCTTACCCTGCGGTGTCGGGACGGTTAGGAGTTGCAGTTTGGTATGACCAAGGATAGCCGACTCGCCGCCTGACATAGACTCGAAAGCTGACAGGGGTTTCGTAGCGGTGGGCCGTGTCTTAACGTCGCCAAGCAACACGAGGTTGTCGTTGAGTTTCTTGCGCTGGTTATATAGGTATCCCTTTAACTCGGGTGCCCACACCTGTGCGTTGACCTGTGACTGCGACCAGCTACTCGTCGGGTTCTTGTATCGAATCGGTATGACGACAAGCTCGGCGTCGTTGAAAGCGCAGTACTGTTTCAGTGAGGCAAGGAACCTGTCATGTACCGGCGTTGCATTCTGTGCTGCGGTAATGACGAACCGTTTGATGCCACCAAGTGGGCGGCGAAACTGTGGGTTCGGATCGGCTTCGTCGGGTATACCCGATTGGGTATTAACGTACGGTAGGTCGGGATCGGTTGTCGAATAACACGCGACATTTCTGCTGCCGTCCCATGTCTTACAAACGTACCGTTGTTTGCGTGGTGTACCGCGTGTGAACCCGTCCTTTATTAAGTGTCCTGTTTTACAACGCGGGCACGGCTTACCTGTACGGATCGGCTTCTTTGGCGAACTGCCTTGCTGCTCTTTCATCTATATTTGCTCCATAGCGTCTGAACCTTCTCTCACGCTGCCGCTGTGACTCCTTCGACCGGATCAACTGAGAGCGGGTTATTCTAATCGCCGGATTGCGTCGGTTGAACGCAGTAACATCTCTGTGGACTTGTGCGCGTTCAGCCGATGTCTTGGCGCTCCGGTAGTCCCTAAGTATATCGGATTTGCGATCACGATAGTAGCGCTCGGTGTCCTTAATTGCTTGTTGTCCTTGATAAAATTGGCTCACGACGAAGGGCTGAATACCCATCGACTGCAGGAATAAATGATGCGGCTCGACGCCCTCGGCAGAGATAACTGTGTCTCCTGCGTTGTTCACCAAGCCTTCGTTCCAGTAGCGGTGGGTTCGCACAACATCTCTGAGAATCTTCGGAGATGCTGACTCGATGGCACGCTGATAGTTACCTTCAAACATGTGTCCAACACCCCGGAACATGTTCGCTGCAAGGTTGACACTGGCACCACCCAACCCTAACGCGAGACTGCCGATTGCACTCTCTGCGTTCTGGCTCTTGAAATCAATATAGTAAACCGTACCCAATGACATGCGTTGCGACAGGTCTCCACCGACAGCTGTTGGAAGACCCTTGGCGAACACACTGCCAATCTCACTACCGAACATGTTCGTCAAACCGCTCGTAGCCCATCGGTCGAACGACTCGCCCGAGACGGCGTTCACGAACGTATCGTCCTCGTCACCGAACGCCATCATGGTCATGCCGATTGCCCACTTGACTGGCTGCAGAGCTGCACCCAAGACGCCGCCTGCTGCGAGATGTGTAGCGAACAGACCATATAACAGGCGTCGGGCTTCTTGACGTTCTATAGGCGAGTCCCCTTTCACCGACTGATAGAAGTTCCTGATCATCAGGGCGTACATATGTTGCGGCCACTGCATGAACTGGAACACCGCCGGGCCGAACTTGCCCATCGGACCCCCCGGCTGGAACAGGCGTGGCTTGTTGGGAGAGGAGTAGTTGAACTGCGTCTCGGACACAGCTGACTTGGCCTGCTCAACAGCGGATTCGTGTGTAGCTCCTCCCTCTTGCAGTGCAAGATCATACGATGCAATAGCTGTCAGGATTCGATTGTTCACCTCAGTGAGATGCGCCATGATCCGCGAGGCGTCCAACACCTTCTGGTTGAAGCCCGTGTCGGTTCCCTCAGAGATGTCACGTAGCTCAGCGATCCACGACAGGTCGATTACGTTGTTCTCCTTCAGCTCCTCAAGCATGGATATATAAGCCTTGGCGTTAGCCGGGTCGCGTTCCTTCAGGTGGTCGTACACATCGTCGAGAACATTGAATGCTCGCTCAGCCTCTACCTTACTGCGAAGTGCTGATAGCCCGCCCTTGCTGTCCTTCGCCGCAGTAACGAGCGGGTCAATGATCAGCCCTTGGGCGTTCTTCAATGCGGACAGTGATGCACCCAGCCCATACTTGGAGGTCAGCCACGGCAGTGTGACCATCCACGGCTGTGATGCATTGATCATCCAGTACGACGGCGAGGTAAGCATCATGAACTGAGTGAACTCGACTGACTTCTTGACGAGTTTCAGGATTTCATCGGGGTCGGCCATCATCTTGTCGCGCTTGTCAAGCTCCTCGAATACTTCGCCGAGCCTGATAGATGAAATCTCTGACTCATCACGATGCGCCTCAACGAACTTTTGCATCTCGGACATACCTTCGGCCATCTTGTTACCGAACTTCAGCTGCGCCGTGTAGTAGGATGACTGCTTCGCGTACACAGTGAAGTTACGCAGTTGTACATCTGTCTCAACGCCGCGTCGGTTCTGCCGTTTCATCTCATGCTTACGGAACGAGGAGTCGGCGAGCGAGTCAAGGTAGAACTGTTTGATCGCCGCCTGCGCTGCGACGTTACCTTTCAGGCTTGCTAAGATTGAACCCAAAGCCTGATTAGACGTGATCGCTGCATCGGTCAGTTGCTTGCGTTTCTTCTGTACAGGAGTTATGTGATCTCCCTCACCGTACAGCTCCACCATCTCCGCCCGCTTCTCCGCCGCCTTGGTGGGCGTCTCTGCGGTACGGTAGTCCTTCACGGTAACGGTAACATTAAAGTTACCATTCTCATCCTCGTGAACCCCAACAGTCAGGGTCGGATCATCAGCTCGCCGCTCTGCTGCATATGCATTTGCTTCTTTCGATTCCCCAAACGCCTTGCGTTCAAGTCGCTTCTCCGAGTACACAACGTAGTCACCGTAACGCTTCAACGGCGAGTAGTCTCCACGATGTCGCTGGCGTACGTGCGCCATCTGGTTAAGCGTAGACAGCATCTCTTTCCGCTGGTCTTCCTCGAAGTACTGTCCGAACTCCTCGTTGAATTTCTCAGCGGTATCGAATTTCCTCATTGCTTCCAAGGAATATTTACCCTCGAATTCTTCCTTGGATATGACTCTGGTATCGCCTTTGGTTAGCAGGCCACGCAGAGCATTGAATAGCATCAGATCGACCTCGCGTTCGAGTGTCTGCTTGTAGTAGCCCTGCAGTTCTGTATAGAGTTTCTTGTAGCCATCAGGCAACGCATCGTATCGCTTACGAATCTCTTTGTACCGAGCCTTCTGCGGCATACTTTTCAGGTGCTTGTTCGCTTCGTCGGTGAGCGGCTTCTGCAGGGCGATCTCGCCCATAGTCGCATCGGTTGCAATGGCTGAAAACTCAGCGCCTACAGCCGCATCGCTCTCCTCATTTAATGCTGTCCACTGACGAGTTAATTTCTCCGCTTCTTGCATCAGCTTCGTGTTCATAGCGTTGCGCTTGAAGAACGCATCCATGTACTGTCGCAGTGGGCCAGCCTTGCCACCGAAGAACCTGCTGTACGTGTCGCGAATCTGCTCCATCGACATTGCCATAAGCGGTGGGCGCACGCGATCCCAGAAACCCTTCATCGATCCAACACCTGTGTTGAGGCTGTCCAACGCTTTGGATACGTAGGGCTGTATTGACCCATCCATATCAAGTGTGATGTCACCTGCAGCTGTCAAGGTACCTGCGCCCTCGAACAGTTGAGACTCAAGCGACACGATCACGTCCATCACAGAGACCGGAGTATTATCCGGTAGGCCGATAGCGCTCCGCACTATATCCATCAGCCGACGCCACAGCGAACGGCCATCGAGGTAAATTTGTTTCAGGCTATTTTGGAATGCGACATTCGAGAACGCTTCCGCAATGAACTCATCAACCAACAAGTTGCCTTGCTCGTCCATGACATCTTGTAGTCCGTACGGTAATTTGGCAAGGTCGAATGACGGCAGTGCGTATTCGCGCAACTGCATAACGAGGTTCGCCAAGTACTGGTTATTACGTAGTGCTTGGTACGTAGCGGCGTGGACCATCTCGTGGAGAAGCGTATGTATGACTGCAGCAGATGGGTCGGTGCCTTCATCCCGCTGCTTGTTTAAGCGCTTGCGGTTCAGTCGAATGGTGCGCCCGTCTTTCCGAACACTGAACCGACCTAGTACATCCGGGGCAATACCGCCCTCCCAATCATACGATACTGATATGCCTTCCATGTTCAGGCCCAGCAACTTCGTAGCAAGCGTCCGGTAGATATGGTTCTCGGGTAGATGCTCCAGCAACGCCCGCAAAACTGAATTCACATCCGAGGGCTGTGTGCGATCATTGATGAGGTTGCCGACAGCTGTAGCCGCATCGGTGAACTCCTCTGCGTTGGCTTGCGGGTCGATGATCTTCAACGACAGGTCAAGCTCACGCTCAGCTTGGGGAACAGTAAGCGCCGTACGCTTTAGCCCCTTCGGTATTGGGTACGTCTTCAGCGAAGCCATAGCCTTACGAGCATCTACCTTTGAGATTTTCTTCTCAAGCATACGCTGTGCAACCCGTCGGTATGTACGTGCGGTGCCCACCATGATTCTGCCGACGGCGGGGGAAGGCGTGTCCTGCCAGACACCCAGCTGCTTCATCTTACGTATGAAATTCTGTTCAGCGGTAGCCAGTTTTGTCAAGGTTGACTTTGAGTTATTAGCAACCTTCACCAGTGCAGTGATGGCACGGTTGACAGCCACTACCAAAGCACGCTGCCGGTTGTCTTCCCTTAGGTCAGCCTCTCGCGCACCCGCTTCTCGCGCCTGCTGAACAGGTGAAGGTAGTGCTGCTCCGGGGATAAGTTCGCCTCGGGGTCCACGAGGGGCCACCGCTTCTCGGGGAGCATTGAACTCCTCTACGGTTTGGGCGAACCGAACAGGACCAAAAACTTCTACACCTTCGCGGGTAGTTGTTGCAGCCGCAGCCGCACCAAGCCGCTGCCTGAGTTTTGTTTCCAGCGCCTCATCCGATGGCGACCACTTGTAGTTGCCGTCCTCATCGCGGGGTATAACAACGTCACCGCCCTTACCTTTTTGCTTCTCTAGTGCAAACTCAATACCGACGCCCCTGAAGAAACGCTTCAGCGGATCATATAAGTCTTTCCGGGCTGTTCCTTTCTTAGCAATACGCCAGTTACGCATCACAGCCTGAAGCTGCATCATTTCCATCTCGTTGGGACGGTAGCTCGGCCAGCCATCGACAGCGATAGAGTCTACGAATTTTTGCATCAGTGGGCCTACGGAGTTTCTGAACTTGAAGTTTGTCTCCCACTTCGTCTTCATCCGTTCTCGCGCTTGAACAGTATTTACAAGCTGAGCGTAGTACTTGTCGATTGTCTTGGCCCGCTCCGCAGGATCAGTCACCTGCTCACGAACATCGTAGTTACCAATCGTGAGCAACGAACTCTGCTCGTCAGCGCGAGCCATCCTCGATACTTCCGACACGAACGCTTTAGGTGACAGCTTCGTGATAGCCTTTAACCTTAAATTAAGTCGCTCCATTACAAGGTTAGCGTCACCAGTCTGTTGGCCGGACTCGATAAGCGACAGCGCAAACTCGTTAAGGGCGACGAAGTACGCTCTGGCGAACCGAACATCCCCTGCGTCCAGTTTGAGCTGCCCTTTCTTGGGTCCTTTATCGTACGTCTCGGTGAACGCCTTACCGAATACACTGCGATCATTCTCCAACCGCAAAATGAATTTCCCTGATTGTCTGACAGCTGTACCAAGCTCTTTACGGGCTTTGGCCGACCGGGCTTTCCGCTTCAGCTCATCGGAGCGACTCTCATCTTGAGGCACGACATCACGTGTCAGGGGGCCTGTTGGGTATCCAGCTGTGGTGGTGCGTTCGCCTTTGGCCTTGGCCGTAACATCGCGGGCGGCTATCTTGCCTCCGTACGCCCGGCGTCGGAACGTGACGTTCGCCCGGCGGATAACCTTCTTCTGCTGGCCGGGCGTAGTGTACTTGGCTACGAGCGCCTCAAAGGGGTCGCCCTTGCCCTTATGGAGTTCGGCGGCAATCTCCCTATC